GTGGAGTACCCGCACACGGTGACGTTCCAGCTCGACGTGCAGGCCGTCGTCTACCACGTCTTGAACTTCGTCATCTGGGCGTGGCCGAAAGAGGGAACCTCGCCCACGACGATGAAGGCGAACATCGTCGCGAACCTCGAGGACTTCGTCGAACCCATGCTCGCGAGCGGCGCACCGAACCCGAGCGTCGGCTTCGGCTTCGAGTACAAAGACGAGGACGGCGAGCCCACCGGAGAGATTCCGCTTTCCGATCTCTTCAACATCGTGCGGGACACCACCGGCGTGCGGAAGATCGGCGCCGCGTCCGACCAGTTCACGATCAACGGGATGCACACGGACGTCGCGCTCCCGCTCTACAAGTTCCCGTCGCTCGGAACAGTCACGGTCATCGACGGCAGGACCGGAACGGAGATCTGATGGCGCGTCCGTATGTACACTGGAAGCCTTCCGCGAACGCCGCGTTGCACGTGCGCGCGTCCGAAGGCCCGGTTGTGCTGACGGATCTCGACGCCGCGATGCGGAAGCTCGCGATCTCCCCGACCGCGGAGCCCTGCGCGCTCTTCGAGGACGCGAACATCTGGTACGCGCAGAAGTCGGATCCCGGCGATCTCGCCACACCGTCGCCCGTCATCGTGATGGGCTATCAGGTGTTGCCGAGCGGCCTCGCCTTCTGGGCCGCAGATCCGGTCAGCGGCGCGCCCCTCCCGGTCGACGTCGACGACGCCAACGGCTTGCGGTTCCTCGCCCTCGGGCACCGTTGCACGCTGCGCGGCTGGATCGGCACCGTCGCCGACACGTTGACCGGCATCTTGAAGGCCCGGTGGAACGACACCGTGGCGCGCAACCCGGCGGACCCTCGAGGCGCATGGACGGGCGTGGTCGTGTTCTCCTTCGACGGCGAGCGCCAAGCAGCAGACCAGCTCGCCGCCTCACTGCAGGGCAAGCGCCCGGGCGACGCGAACTGGCTCGACTACGGTTGCCACCTGAACCGACCCATCGATCCCGCCGGGACGGAATCGCACGCCTCAGCCCCCTCCGCCGACACCGACGCAGGCTCGTTGCGCGTCATCGTCACCGGAGCGTCGCCCGCGTGGACGGTGAACATCGAGAAGTGGGACACCGCTGGCATGGTCTGGGCGGTCGTGCACAGCGTCGTTATCGACCTCCGAGCCAACGGCGTGCCCGGATCGCTCACCGGATACGGGCTCATCGGCGCGCTCGTCTCGGCGGCGACAGTCCCGAACCCGGGCGGGCCGTGGCCGCCCGTCGCGCCCTACGACACGCAAGAGATCGCGATCGACCGCGTCGAGGTCTCGCAGTTCGAGCCGTGGGTGCCCGACATCGCCGAGTGGAGCCGACTGGACTGGCAGCACATGCTGGCCGCGATCGGTCTCACCTTCCCCGTGAACACCAGCTCACTCGAACTGCGGCGCGCCCCCGTCGACCTGTTGCACATGCCGATGGGGCACGCAGCGGCACCGGCCGAGCTCCGAGCTTCCGACGCCGACCTCGGCATCGGCGTGCGGATGACGAAGGACACGACGCTCTGGGCACAGGGAAGGAACGACACGCCCTTGATGTCTATCGTCGCTGGCGCACGCGACCTCGCGATCTGCGCGCAGGATGCGGCGTCGTGCGGGTACGAAGCACCGTTCGCGGCCGCGGTCGAGATCAAGCCCGAGAACATGGTCGCCTGGGTGACAGACCGGTGGATCCTACAGATCGACAACCCGCTCGAGGGCGCGCCGAACGCCGCGTCGAACGGCATGGGTGTCTTCTGGCGCGCGGCGGACGAGAAGCTCGTCGCTCGTGCCTATCACGACGGTGTCGGTTGGGTCGATCTGACCTACGACTTCCCGCGGGCCACCTGGGAAGGACGGGCGGTCACGATCGCGATCTGCTGGTCCGGCTACTCGTATGGAGCGGGGAACACCGCCGGGCGCCCGGATTACGAGTTCCGCCTGGTCGTCGACGGCGTCACGCGCGCTTCGACCGTCATCGGCGTGAACTTCCGGCTGCAACACGCAGGGCCCTCGGTCACTGTCGGCGCCGGCAACGGCGGCGACGGGTTCACCGGGTTCTTCAGCCAGGGCGCTTTGTTCGGCGAGGTGATGGGCGATCTCGACATCCGCGCCGCCTTCGAAGAGGCGCAGAGCGACTTCGCGAACCCGGAGTTCGAGGATCCGGCGGTGAGCGCGCGCGGGCGAGGCGGAGCACTGGCTGTGGCGGTCGTTGCAGATCTACAACGCGTTCGCCGAGTTCAACACCCACGACGCCACGCACGAGCAGCACCAGGGCGGCTTCGAGGGGTTCGAGATCGGTTGGGACAACGACGCCTGGATCGCGGACGTCGCGGACGCCGTGCTCGTCGCCGCGTGGTTCAACGCGTCGTCGGCGTTGCCCGCGCGCGCCGAGGGCTTCGAGCTGAACTGGGGTTACAACGACGGCGCGCACTCCGGCCCCGAATGGCTCGAGGCGTACACCGAGATCGCGGCCGAGTGGCGCGGCTGGTACGACGGCACGCTCGCACCGCCGCCGACCTATCCACTGCTGGCGGAATCGTTCGAGGAAGCGTTCGGCACCGACCCGCTGTGCGTGCCCGCCGGGACACAAGGATGGGTCGCCGACGCGCTGGTGAGCGGGCAGCTCCAAGGCAACGCGTTGACCTTCCCGTTGACCGTGACCTACTCGCGGCGCGAGCTGTGGTTCTACATCGCGGGCGAGACCGCGCACCGCATGCTCGTCACGCCCGGGATCTACGCATCCTCCGGAGCACTTGAAACAGAGTTGAACGTGCAGCTCGTCGCCGCGCTCGGGCCGGCGTCCGGCTACCTGTTCGGCAAGTGGGCCGAGAACGGTTTGGTCGGACTGACCTTCGGCGCGGACGCGGCGCACCACATCACGGCCCCGGGCTTGATGTTCGGGGAGGTAGAGAGCAACCCAACGCCCAGTCTGCGCCAGGCGCTCGGCTTTGCCGCTCTGTGCCCCGTTCTCAGGTCCGGCCGCCTTCGGGTAGCCCGGGCGGTCATGGCCCCGCCATCGCCCCTGCTAGGGGCCTCGGACGCGTTGGTCGTCGATCCGTGGACGTGGGTTCGGTTCTCGTGGGCCACGGACCCGAACGTCGGCGGCGACTACACCGTCGACGACGCCCGTGATTTCGGCACGTTCGACACCGCCGTCGCCGAAGACACCGTGCTCGAACGCTTCACGCTGCATGGTTGGTACGGACTGGCCGCGGCGTGGACGTCGGCGTACGGGCCGGGAGATCTCACGGCGGCGATCTTCGACTCGTTGCGACGGCTCGAGTTCGGCGCCCCCGGGTACACCGACGCCGTGCCCACCGACATCGGTGAGATCGTGCACGGCGGCACCACCGGCGACACCGGAACGCTGCTCATGTACAACAACACGACGCGCGTCTGGTGGGTGCTTCCGGATGCACCGGCGGACCTGTTCGACGTGATCGAAGCCGTGTCGATTACGACCGGCATCGGGCAAGGACTGTTGCTCGCCGCTGCGGATCCGCCCGTGACGATGGAGCACTTCAGCGAAGACACTTGGCCGAGCGAGCTCTACCCGACTGGGCCATAGAGGAGACGACGATGGGACAAGCTGATTGGGGAACCCTGGACGACGTGCTCGCTGTCGGCGATCTCGCCCGCGGCGTCACGGCAGGCATCGTCCCGCCGAGCGGCGGCGGCAGTTTCGTCTACGGCTGGAACAGCAGAAGCGACGCCGTCGGCGCGCACGGCAAGTACGTCGACCTGTCGGGGTTCAACCCGACCGGCGGCGGCCTCACTCCTCCGGCGGGTGGCGGCGTCATCACCGGCGCCGTGAAGCGCGTCGGCAGCCCGGGAAACACCGGCATGACGCCGATGCTCTTCTTCTGCCTGCAGGGCACGCCGCCGCCGTCGGTAAGCGACTTCGCCTACATCATCGGCCTGAGCGATGCGGACCCGTACCACATCGTGCTCGCCAAGGGACCGCTCGTCGGCGGGCTCGTCGATGACGCGGACGACGTGACGATCCTGCGCTCGTCGTCCTCGCAGTACAGCATGGGCGACGATCTGTGGCACCACCTCCGGCTCGACGCGATCGTCGAACCGAACGGCGACGTGCTGCTGAAGGTCTTCTCGAACGATCTCGTCGGACACCCGATCGGCGTCGCGCCCGCGTGGACCGCCATCACAGGGATGGCCGACTACATCGACGACGCTCTCGAGATCGCCAGCGAGAGCGCGCCCTTGTGGGGCGGCTGCGCGGGGTTCGCCTTCGCGACGAACGGACAAGTCGGGCGGCGTGGCGCGGTGGACGCGGTCACGGTGGAGCGTTTGACCTGATGACGACGGAATTCGACATCGGCCGCGGCGCGAGCTCCGGCCGCATCGGCGAGGTGGGCGCGCGCGTCTTCATGCTCGGGCAGCGCGAAGCCTCGGACACGGTGCACGTCGCAGGCCCGGGCGTCGAGGAGTACACCGAAGTCAAGCAGGTCGTCGACCTCACGGACATCGATCTCGTCGTGCCCGAATTCCGTTCGACCGGACACTACTGCGGCACGTTCACGCCGCACGCTGGTTGGCTCGACACGTGGGACCCGATCGAGCTCGCGCAGTTCGACTTCGATCTCCCGGTCGATGTCGCGTTGAACAAGGTGCCCGGCGGCTTCTCGTTCACCAGGCAGGGCGAGATGCAGTATGGGATCGAGACCTACTCGCCCGACGCAACCGCGTGTCGAGTGATCCCGCCGGGTGCGGCAGGCGCCATGCTACTCGGCGAGAACACGCCGCACGTGTTCGGTGTCGATCCGGTGCCGACAACCACCTTCGAGTGGTGGATGAAGTTCGACGCGGACGAGCACACCACCTCGAACGGAGTCTCGCCCGAGATCTGGACGATGTGGGACGTCAACGACGGGATCAGCATTCGGCTCCTCGGCGCGGCCGGCATCGGCGCGCACTCCTGGGCGTTGCAGTTCCGCGTGAGAGTCGGCGGCGTCACGACGAGCTACACGATCCTCGGTTTCGCGATCGTCGCCAATCGTCCGTGGGAGCTCTATCAGCTCGTATTCGACAGCGCAGCCGCCCCCGGCAACCAGCTGCGGCTGCTTATCAATGGCGTGGCAGAGGGGACAGCCGCCGCCGCGATGGTCGCATTCGCGCGCCCGCCACTCGGCGTTCCGATTCAGTACGGGAGCCCCGGACTGTACGGCGCGATCGATGCGATGCGGATTCTCGGCTTCGCGCTCGACGTCAACCCGTTCCTGCCGCCAGCATCCTACAACGAATGCGTGAACACACCGTCGGCCGTCGAGCACGTGTGGCTGGCGCAGATCTTGGTAGATGGTGTCGTCGCCGCTTCCAGGCAGATCGACAAGGACGAAAGCGAGCGCGCCTGGTGGGACTTCAGCGCGCCCGTTCGTCACTTGACAGGGCCGCACGAAGTCGCGTTCCGTCTCGTTTGGCACACGGTGTAGGAGGTAGCAGCGGTGGGAATGACGCTCGACAGACTGATGGCGATGTTGGAGATCGAGTCCGCATCGCTCGTGGCGTTGAGCGACGAGTTCGCCGTCATCCGGCGCGACCCGCAGCCGAACGAAGACGGCATCGACACCCACGCGTCGATCCTGTTCACGGTCGTCGACCTGAACTGGCCGGGCGACCCGACAGCTTTCGGCCGGAACATCACCTTCACGCTGAACGTCAACGGCGTGCTCGCCGCGACCTTCAACGGCATCTTGACGCTCGAGGCCGGTTGGAACCCGTTCACTTCGGCAGTCGTGTGGGGCGCGAGCCCGTTCTACCAGGGCTTCGACGTCAACATCGACCAGGGAGCGACCGCGCTCTTCACGTCGGAGCAGCATGTCGACGTCGAGCTGACGCTGACCTGCGACGAGTTGTGGGTCGCGATGCCGTGGGGCTCCGGTGTTTGGCACACGGCCGTCGCCCCCTACGACTGGGTCACGAGTTGGGCGTTCGACATCGAGGATCTCACTCCGCCGAAGCTGCTCACGGCTACACCGCGCGCGCCGCTCACGCTGCGCGTCGTGTTCGACGACGGCATGACCATCGGCGTCGGCGTCGACTGCGCCGACGACCCGACCAACTGGACGATCACGCGGCACAACGTCGACCCGGATCCCGCCGTGGAGCTCACGGTCGAGAGCGTCGTCGCCGTCGACGGCACGAGCAACTCAGCGTTCGACATCACCTTCAACTGGGAGCAGACGCCCGACTGCGAGTACCACGCGCACGTGAGCGCGCGCGTAGAAGACGACGCGGGGAACCTGATGGACTCGGCGTTCCTCGTCGCCACGTTCTACGGCTTCCAACCGGACATCCCGCCCGGGCGCGTCTTCGACCTGTGGCGCTTCCTGCCGAGGAAGATCCGGACGCGCGACGACTCGAAGGATCTGAAGCGGCTCATCAACTGCTGGCAGGAGTTGGTGAACCTCATGATCCGCGAGATCGACCGGATGCCGGACACGTTCGATCCGGACCTGTGCGACGACGCCACCATCGACGCGATGCTCTACGATCTCGGGAACCCGTTCGACTGGACCGATCTCGAGCTGACCCTGTTGCAAAAGCGGAAGCTCGTGCGCTACCTCGTGCCGATCTACAAGCTCAAGGGCACCGCCACCGGCATCGAAGCCGTGGTGCTCTTCCTGCTCGGCAAGATCGTGCACGTCGTCGACTTCCTGGCCGTCGGCTGGAAGCTCGGCGTCGACGCGCTCGGCGACGGAGGGATCGCGATCGTGAAGGGCGAGCTGTCGTTCCCCGCGAACCTCACCGTGCCACCGATCGGAGGTTTGCCCTTCGACATCGAGATCCAGGTCGACGACGGCACCACGCAAGTGATACCGATCACGCCAGCCACCGACTTCGTCGATCCTGCAGACGCACAAGCGCAAGAGATGGTCGACGCCATCAACGGGCATCTCGTCGGCGCGACCGCGATGGTAATCGACGACGGCACGCCCGCGGTCATCACCACCGGCGCGGGCCCGTTCGCGATCGTCGCAGGCGACAACCTGTTGTTGACCGTCGACGGCGGCGAGGAGCAAGAAGTCGTCATGCAAGCGGGCGACTTCATTTCGGCCGGTTCCGTGACCGTCGACGAGATCGCGCACCGTTTCGCCGCTTCACTCGAGGGGCTGCGCGTCGAGCTCATCGACGGGTTCACCGTCGCCCGCTACATGCGGCTGGTGAGCAAGCTCGTGGGCGCGGCGAGCTCCGTCACCATCACCGGCGGCACGCTCGTCGCAAAGCTCGGCATCGCCAGCGCGACCGGAACAGACGGCGAGAACGTCGCGATCTACTCGAACAACCCGGAGGTCGGCGCCCGGGTCGAGGTGCTACTGACATCGGTCGTCGCCGAGTATCTGGGCTTCATCGGCGTGAACTCCGCGGCCGAGATCGGCGGGTGCGTGCTCGCGGTCGACGACGAGCGCGGGCTGTACAGCTTCGACATCCAGTACGACACCGTGCTAACTTCGGACGAGATGACGATCGTGCGACGCATCGCCGAGTACATGAAGCCCGCGCACACGCACCTCGTGAACATACGCGCGGCGAAGACGTTGCCGTGGCCTGACGGTTGGACACTCGGATGGTCGCACCTCGACGACGAGTCGGAACTCATGGAAGGGTGATAGAAGATGAACCGCTACGACTGGTACTTCGAGCAGATCGTTTCGCAGGGAGAGATGGATCAGGCGTTCGACTGGGTCGGCGACGCCATCTCCGGCATGGCTTCGGACGCCGACTACACCGGCATCCAATTCGGGTTGACCGCGATCCCGACCGTGCCCCTGGCCGATCTCAACGTGCAGATCGTCGGCCCGGGTGGCGGCGTCGACAAGGACGGCGAGCGTCTCTATTCCGGGCTCGCTCTCGAAGCCGTCGACTGCTCCGTCGATGAGTACGGCGCGCCGACCGCGGTGACCGCACCCGCCAACGATCGATACGTCTCGGTTTTCGTACGGCACAAGGTCGACCTGTCCGTGCCGAAGATCGACGGCAACGGGCTCGAAGTCTACACGCGGCGCTTGGACGGGTACGAGTACATCGTGAGGCAGGGCGCGCAGGCAGCCACGGGGACAGCCGTGCCGCCGGCGCTCCTCGCCGACGCGCTGCTCATCACCGACGTGTTGCTGTCGTTCGGCACGACGCAGATCACGATCGCCGAGATCGAGAACACCAGGCGCGAGGACTGGGTGCGCTACAACGGCACCACGATCGGCACACTCACCTACGGCACCTCGAAGGACGCGGTGCTCGCCGTGCTCGCCATGCTCGACACCTGGGGCGCGACGATGCCGTTCGTCCCGACCGACACGTGGTTCGACGCGGCGTTGCCCGCGGGCTCCGCGCCGCCCGTGGGAGACGTGCAGGCCGCGCTCAACGCTATCGTGTACGATCTCGCAGCCGCAGCTCTCGAGGCAGTGGCACCGGGCGGCACGGGCGCCGATCGCATCGGCGTGCACGGGTTCGACGCCACGAACCACTACGTGCAGTGGGGCATGCTGGCGACGGTCAGCGCGCAGGGCGCGCTCGAAGCCATCGCCACGGCCGTCGACGGACACATCGCGGGCGGCGCGCCGGCCCATCCGGCGAGCTCAGTCACGACCGCGGTGATCGCGGGGTCGCCCGAGGAGGAGGCCGCGCCATCCGACGTGCAGACCGTGTTGGAGCACGTGTTCGCACACCTCAACGCGCGCACGGAGCGCAGCACCGGAGAGACCGTGGACGGCGCGTGGAAGTTCGAGAACGGCGACACTCCGGTTGCCGATCGCGCGCAGCAGTCGCACAACGTGCAATTCGAGGACAACCCATGGGCGAAGACGTTCACCGGCGGCAGCGCCTCGCCCGTCGAGACCTTCGAGAACATCGCCAGCGGGTTGCGCAACCTCGGCGCGACCGGATGGGCCCACATGTGGGGCTCGATGAACAACATCTCGGTCGGTTCCAACGTCGTCGACTTGTGCGTCGTGCGCGCAGCCACGGGGAAGACCCGTTATCTCGTGTTGATCGACGCCACAAGCGTCGCCGGGCTGTCGTTCGATCCGAACAACTACGCCGACACGGACTTCACGTGGGATCTGACCACGGGACTGCCCGCCGCTGGCACCGCCCCGTGGGTGCCGACCGCGTGTTGCTCCGACGGATACACGGTTTACGTGATGTTCAGGGACAGTGGCGGCGCCGGTGCTGTTCACTACGTGCAGGCGTACGACCCGCGCACCGGCGCGGTGAAGACCGGCTGGCCGGCGACCGGTCGCCAGTTGCCAGGCACCGGCATGGGGCACAGCCTCGCCATGTGCGACAACATCCGGTGCGTGTCACTCACCAGCGTCGGCATGGGTGCCAACCTGCTAGCGACTCTCAACTCGTGGGTGAAGTGCGACGTGCTCGGCACCTCCGAACTGGTCACGATCGTCGACGCCGACGATGGAGGCATTCACGACTCGGGCTCGGGCGACTGCCCGAACTCCGCCGTGCAGAACATCTGGCCGAGCGGCGCGCTGTGCTCCGACGGATCGGTGATCTACTTCGGCGTCTGGAACGAGACGACCGAGGGCGGCGCGCTGTGCACGTGCACGGTCGCGGATCCAGACGTCGGCTCCGGTTTCGCCAGCATGCCCGCCAACCTCGGCGGCATCGGTTCCGCCTTCCCGCGCGACGCTCTGTTCGACGGCGATCTCGTCTGGGTGTCCAACAACTACGCCCACGCCTCGCCGCACACGATCGCGCGGCTGCACACCTACGACGTGGCGAACGACACGATCTCGGAGCAGAACCTCCCGGCGAACAGCATGGGCGCCAACGGGGCCGGCATCGGGAATCTCGCGTTCGACGGCGTGAACGTCTGGTTGGAGGTGCTGCTCGATCTCGACGGCGCCGGCGCCATGAACACGATGGCCTTGTTCAAGATCCCCACGACGTCGGCGCACCCGGACGGCGCTACCCTGGTGGACGCCGAGGCCCGGCAGCTCGTGTGCTACCTCGAGGGACCGAGCGAAACCAGCACCATGCTCGCCGCGGACATGGGGCGGCTGTGCTTCGACGGCGATTCGGTTTGGGCGATCCGGTGCGGCAGGCCGGGCGGACTCCTAGCACCTTTGATGAAGGTCCGACGCGTCCCGAAGGCCGGGATGCGGTAGTGTAAAAAAAAACAGACGGCGAGAGAAAAGGCAGGATATGATCACACCGAACCAAAGCCGATTCGCATTCCGCGGATCGCAAGCCACCGCCGGTCGGGGCGAGGAGGTGTGATCATGAAAAAGCTATACTGGGTCACCGTTGCGCTGTTGCTCTGCTCTTGCTACGAGGCGGCGCCGCTCGAGGACGAGTTCTCGTTGCCCGGCGACACTGACACGGACACCCACGACGGAACCGACACCGACACCGACACCGACACCGACACGGACACCGACTGGGAGTTCGACTGCGGCCGAGCGTGCGACGCGGAAGCCGCGTGCGGCGCGATGTCGTCCACCTACTCCGGGTGGGAAGCCTGCTTCGACGGTTGCGAGGCGTCACTGGTCGGCGACATGACCGCTGCCCAGTTGGAAGCCGTCGAGTGCGTCTGGTTCGACTGCGTCCTACCATCCGAGGACGGCGAGCTCCCGTGCACCGAGTGGGTGACTTGCATACACGCATGCACGCAGTGGTTGTTCGAATAGGAAGGCGGGGGGACATGAGCGCGACGCACGCGCACAGCGAGGGGGCGGAAGTGGCGAAGTCGACACCGTTAGCACAACACACCGAACAGCAAGACCCGGCATTGTGCTCCGGGCACGAGCCACTACTGCGCGAGATGCGGAGCAGCTTCAAGGAGCTCGGCGATCGTCTCGATGACCGCTTCGACGGCCTCATGGATCGGATGGCCGAGATCCGAGTCGGCGGCGCGGAGACCGCGAGCAGCGTCGCAAGCGCGTGGAAAGAGATCAACCGGCTGCGGGACAAAGTCGACGAGGTGCCAGGCGAGACGGACGAGAAGATCGCGGAGCACAAGGGCGCGTGCGCGATCGGCGACATCACCAAGACCGAGATCAAGTTTCCGAAATCGAAGAGCCGGACGCGGCCCGAGACCTACGACACGCCGCACGACCTCCGGCGGTCGGTTGCCCCGGGCGGTCACGTGACGTTGCCGAAGTGGGTGCTGTACGCGATCATCATCGGCGGCGTGCTCGCGATACTCTCGATCGCCGTCGTCGTCGGCGTCATGCAGCCGAACGACGCAGCCAAGATCGTCCCGCTCCTCGGCGGCGCCCCGCAGTAGCCAGTTCGAACAAACCGACCCGTTGACCCGCGCGAGCCGCACCCCTTCTGGGCGCGCGCTGTTTTCGACCATCCGGATCGCTACGAGCCGCATAAACACTGGGTTTTAGCGCCGTCGGCTACGAGCCGCGAACCTTCTGGGCGATCGCCTCAACGTCGTTTTTTTACGCTTTTTTTGGCCTAAAAACTCAATGGTTTTGCATGGTTAAAAATAAAGTAAAAAACAGGCGAAAAAAACTAGACACACGTCCGCCACGGACGTATATTTGTTGTGTTGGTAGTGTGTAGTTGAAAGGTGGTTCACATGGCGGCACAAAAGGGACAGTGGATTCGGACGGAGAAGCGGTTCGCGATTTATCGTCGCGACCGGTTCCACTGCGTCTACTGCGGCGCGGACCTGTTCGACGCTCCGGCGCAGGAAATCACCCTGGACCACGTCACGCCCCGGGAACTCGGCGGCACGAATCACGAGTCGAATCTGGTCACCTCCTGCCGCTCGTGCAATTGCGCGAAGCAGGACAAGACCCTCCGGCAGTGGGTTCGGTATCTCACCCGTCGCGGGCGCGATGCCACGAAGGTTGCGACCCGCATCCGCCAGGCCGTCAAGCGCGCCCTGGTCTGGGAGTAGACGATGCTCGCGAACATCAAGAAGGCGAGGCAGCTCGCGAAGACGACGACCGGGATCACGGCATGGGGCTGGTTCCGGATACTGACCGCGAAGAAGTAAAACCCGGCGCCATTTTGGCGTCGACGAACCAAGGAGAGATCATCATGACGACGAAGAACGAGAAGAAGGCGGCGGCGGCGAAGAAGATGGCGGCGAGCAGCACGGCGAAGGGCTCGAAGACCACGGCCACCGGCGAGAAGCCCGCGAAGAAGGCGTACAGCTCGCTGGACAACGTCATCCGCGACATCAAGGTGCCCGGCATCGGCGGCGGCGCCGACCTGACCGTGAAGGTCCGGATCTACAAGGTGAAGCCCGCCGTCGTGCAGGCGCTCGTCGCGGGCGAGGTCGAGCTGACCGCCACCGAGCTGCTCGGGCTCGAGTCCGCCGACAAGAAGGAGCTGAAGGCCTGGCTCAAGACGAAGCGCGCGATGATGACCAAGAAGGTGAAGGCGACCGGCAACTCGACGGCCCTCCTGCAGAAGCGGTTCAACGCGATCATCAAGCGCGTCGCCAAGCTCGACCTCGGCGTGATGCCCGCGGAGATCGCGGTCGCCGTGCAGAACGCGCGCGCCTCGATGCAGATGGCCTTCGACCTCGCGGCGCCGAAGGCCGAGTAGTTCACGGTGCGGGGGAGCCCGCACCCGAAACGTCGAGACAGCTCGGCGGTTCGGGTCTGGGCTCCGCCGAAGGGGCGGACCGTAAAAGGAGAGATCATCATGACGAAGCAGGAAATCACCGCCGCGACGAAGGAGATCGAGGCCATGCGTACGAAGTCGGCCGAGCTGCAAGCGGACCACGCGCGCGCCCTATTGAACGACGCGGACGGCACCGCGAAGCCCACGACGAAGATGGGCCACTGGGATTGGGTGCGGGTCGTCGTCGACGCCGGCGGCATCAAGATCGCGGTCGACGTCGTCGATGCCACGTTCGGCGACGAGAAGCGGCGCTTCGAGACGCAGGTCGAAGCGAACGCCTGGCTCGCCTCGAAGCGCGCCGAGTGGAAGAAGGCGAACGAGGCGGCGAGCATCCGCGCCGGGTTCAACGCCCTGGTCGAGAAGGAGATCGCGCGCCTGGCGCAGCTCCTCGACTACGTCGGCGACGCGTCGAGCGTCACGGAGCGGAGCCGCATCTGCGTGCGCGAGGCGATGTGCCAGCTGCGCAACTCCATCAACTAGACCACAGCCACGGCGCGCAGCGCCAGCACACGGAGGGTGTCATGACGAAGATGAACCACGCCGAGCAGCAGATCTGGGCCGAGGAGCAGGAAGAAGCCATGCGCTGCAAGGCGGAGGGCTCGCGCTTCTACCCGTTGACGCAACGGGAGAAGGCGGCGCGCATCGTCGAGATCGAGGCCGAGATGAACAACGCCGCGAGCAACGCGGCTTAACAAGGAGCGAACGATGACGAAGACACAGGTGATTGCGAAGTTGACGCAGCCGAAGAGCGGGAAGCACATCGGCGATCTCGTCGGCTGGTCGATGAGCGGGTGGGCGATGCAGGACGACGTCGATGCGGCAGTGACGAACAACGGGCTGGACTCGCACTTCTCGTTCTCGAAGCTCGGCCCGGAGAACGCCTACCGGAAAGCGGTGCAGCTCTCGGTGCGCGGCGGCGGCGAGGTCGACGTGAAGGCGTTCGAGGTGCAGATGCTCGAGACCGGCAGCGACAAGATCGTACACGCCGTCATCGAGCGCAACGTCGAGGACGTCGGCGATGTCGGCCTGTCGACGAAGGACGCGCAGTCGAAGACGCTGTACAAGGTCGGCTTCGACAAGGCGGCGGCGAAGGCCGGGAAGCCCGCGTCGCAGCTCCTGCAGATCGAGGCGGCGGGGAACGGGCACGTCATCGCGGAGCGCATCCGCGACATGTACAAGGAGCTGGCGATCGTCTACCGCATCGAGACGATCCGCGCCGAGTTCCAGCGCGCCTTTCACCGGTGGGGCGGTTGCCGGATGGTCGCGCTCGGCGGCATCTGGTGGATCCCGCCGTCGCGCGCCAACGAGATCCGCGCCTGGGCGTCCTTCATGAAGGAAGTCTACGGCGACCGCGCGGCGTTCACCTGCCCGCAGTACGACGCCGAGGAGACGATCGAAGCGCTGCGCGAGGCGAGCGATCAGGACCTCGAGGGCCGGCTGCAGAAGATCGAGGACAAGCTCGAAGACTTCGCGAAGGCGGAGACCGTGCAGGTGAGCACGCTCGAAGCGCGGCTCGCCGAATACTCGTCGCTGCGCGACATCGTCGACCTGCACGACGACCTGCTCGGCATGAGGCGCGAGGCGTTGCGCGAGAAGCTCGCCGCCGCCGAGAAGTCGCTGACGGAGACGATCGACACGTTGAGGGCCTCGAAGTAGCAACCGGAGCGGGTTGTGCCCGCTCCTCGCCCGGGCGACAGGCGGTCGAGGAGTGGGCAGAACCGGCGACAGTGTCGCCGACGAAAAGGAGTTCGAGATGAAGACGAAGAGCAACGTGGTCGAAGCTGCGAGGATCGCGCGCGATTCCCTGAAGGAAGCGTTCCCCGAGCGTTCGAAGGAGATCGACGGCATGCTGACGGCGCTCGTCGCTGGCGAGCATGTTCTACTCCTCGGCCCTCCCGGCACCGGCAAGTCGCTGCTGACGCGCGCGTTCATCGAGACGTTCGGCATCGGCGGCTCGCACTTCGAATGGCTGCTCGACGAGAGCACCGTGCCCGACGCTCTGTTCGGACCGTACGATCTGAAGGGCGTGTTGGAGTTCTCGAAGTTCGCACGCGTCACGACGCGGCGCCTGCCCGAGGCGCGGACGGCGTTCTTGGACGAGGTGTTCAAGGCGAACAACGTCGTGCGGAACGGCATGCTCTCGATCCTCAACGAGCGGATCTTCCACAACGGCGACGGCGCGCAGAAGTGCCCGCTGGAATTCGCCGTCGGCGCGAGCAACGAGTACCCGCAGGACGACAGCCAGGCGGCGTTCTACGACCGCTTCCTGTTCCGCTTCTGGGTCGACTACATCAACGATCGCGACGCCTTCACGCTCCTGGTTGAGCAGGGCACGCCCGCGATGGACGAGCCGATGCTGACGGCGGCGGAACTCGAAGAGCTGCGCAACACCGCGCACTGCATGGCGTTCGACGCGAGCAACGCGCGGAAGCTCGCGGACATCCGCGACGCGGTGCGGACCGCCGGGTTCGTCGTCTCCGACCGCACGTGGTTGAAGTGCGTCGGCGCGCTCTGCGCGAAGGCCGCGATCGAGGGTCACGCGAAGATCGAGACCTCGGACTGGCACGTGCTCGCCGAGATGCTGTGGAAGACGCACGACCAGCGCGACGCGCTCTGGACGGCGATCGGCATCGCGGCGGATCCGTTCGGCATGCAGGCGCGCACGATCGTCGACTCCGCGGTGACGTCGCTGCGCGAGGTGCCGAGGTTCGAGGAGCTGGAATCCGCGCGGATGACGAAGCCCGCGTACGAAGCGGCGCTCGCGAAGGGCCGCTCGGAGATCGTCGCAGCGTTCGACAAGATCCGCAACCTGAAGGACGAAGTCGGCGACGACTCGCTCGACGAGTACGTCGGCCAGGTCGAGAAGGTCTACACCGAGTTCCGCGAGCTTCTCGAGAAGGTCGCCCGCTTCCGCCCGATGAAGAGGATCTAAGGAGCACATCATGAGCGATTTCGTCTACAACGTCAGCTCTTGGCAGAAGTCGTGCTCGAAGCTGCAGCTCGTTCGCGAGGAAGCGCAGCGGACCACGGTTGCCGACGGTGAGAAGAAGCTCGCCGGGTGGCGCCAGCTGCACGACGAGGTCTTCCACCGCCTGTACGCCGAGAAGGAGCAGCAGCTCCCGGTCGACGAGCGCGCGATCGGTGCGGCGCCCTACGCCGAGATCCACGAGCAGATCGGCAGCCTCCGCGAGTTCGGCGACCTCCGGGCGCAGTGCGTCGGCGACGACTGGCTGGCGGCGCGCGCTGCGGCCGCGCTCGAAGGGCACATCATCGCCGCGGGCTTGCCCGGCATCGACGGCGTCGGCGACCCGCGCTCGGATGCGGAGACGCTCGAAGCCCTGCGCGCCATGATGGAAGACGTGCCCGAGGACGAGCAGGAAGAGTTCGAGGAGGGCATCGCGGCGCGCGATCTCGAGCTGGCGAAGACCGTCGGCGAGACCGAGAAAGCCGCTGGCGACATCGACGCGACGACGATCCGCAACGCGATCCGCAACGGACTGCGCGCGGCGCAAGAAGCCGTGAAGGAAGCGGGCGAGATGGTCGCCGGTCTCGGCTTCGGGCACCAGATGCACGGCTCGAAGGCCGATCGTCGCGCCCTCGGTCAGAAGCTCGCCCCGGTCGTCGCGAATAACCCGCGCTTGAAGCGGATCGCGACGCTCGCGGGTCGGCTCAGGAGGATCGCGGATCGCGAGCAGGCGAAGACCCCGAAGAAGGGCTCCGGCGTGCTCACCGGCATCGAGACCGGCGCGGAGATCGAGCGGATGCTTCCGGGCGAGCTGGCCGGCGCCATGGGCGCGCTGCGCCCCGTCTTCGTGAACAAGGTGTTGGAGCGCACCGCCATGCAGTACCGGCACGCGCCGCCGCCCGCGAAGGAAGCCGGACCGATCGTCGTCTGCCTCGACTCCTCGGGGTCGATGCAGGGCGCGCCCTCGGAATGGGCCGCGGCCGTCGCGCTCGCGTTCATGCACGTGGCGGCGAAGGACAAGCGCCCCGTGGCGCTCGTGCACTTCGGCTATCAGGTGTTGCGCGTCGACGAGTTCGACGGCAAGGCGATCGACCCGATGAAGGCGATCGAAGCCGTGTCGTTCTTCGCCTCCGATGGCGGCACGTCCTTCGAAGCCCCGCTCGCCCGCGCGCGCGAGTTCATCGACAAGATGAAGAAGTTCGAGCACGCGGACGTCGTGTTCGTCACGGACGGCGAGGCCGAGATCGGCAAGGAGTGGGAGGCCGACTTCAACACGTGGCGGAAGAACCGCGGCGTGCGGGTGTACTCGATTCTCGTCGGCGACGCCGTGCGCAGCGCGAACCGCACCACGCTGAACGGCGTGTCGACCGAAGTCGTGAGCGTGGCCGACGCGCTTCGGGACGACTCGGCCGTGCACCACATGCTCGGGAAGGCGGCCGAGTGATGCAAGCGCGCAAGCTACTCGACGGCGCAACGAACTTCTGCGGTGAAGTGGACGAGAAGATTCGAACGCGCATCCGCGCCTATCTCGACGAGCCGACAGAAGCAGGATGGTCGGACATCGCAGGCATCATCATCACGCCGAGCTTGCGATGCGGCAGCCTGTGGCAGTGGGTGATGGTCGTTGATCCGACGTTCCCCAATACCGGACCGAGCTACGACCGGAACTTCAAGCAGCGCGCCAGGTGGAAGAGGATCCCGGATGCGCTGCTGCTCGCGCGCGCGATCCGCGCGGCGTTGGACACGAAGGCACCTCGATGAACTGGAACAACATCCACCCGAGCGCGCCGTCGCGTTTCGGCTGGCGGGACGAAGTGGCGCCGCCGCCCTTCGATGACACTCCGAAGGAGGAGACCATGGCAAAGAACGAAGGCTTCGGACCGGACTACGACACGAGGTACGAAGAAGCCGCCGCCTGCGAGCAGAGCCCGCCCGCGATCTTCAAGATCGAGGCCGAGAAGTTCGACCGCGAGTGGGAGATCACGGTGGTCTTCATGAACGGTCGCAGGTTGAGGACGCGGTGGCCGAAGCTCATGGACGCGTTGAAGTACGCCAACGACATCGGCTCCGTCAACGGAGAGAACTAGGAGGACAACGTGGCGAAGAAGAACGAACCGATCAACGGCCTGATGCAAGTCGACGACGAGTCGCAGAGCTGCTCGTGGTGCGAGCACCGCCACGGCTGCTGGCTGTACGAAACCGCACAGTGCATCGATCTCAACTGCGCCAACTTCGAGCAGGAAGAACGCGAGCGCTGGCACAAGGTGCTCGACCTGCCCGGAAGCCATCGCTACTTCCGCGACATGACCGGGATGCACCGCATCGCCATCGCCGATCGCAGCGGTCGTTACCCGGAGAACACCGAGGACGGGATCTTGTGGCTCGACACCCACAGCGACATCGTCATCCACAGCGACACGCCGATTCTCGGCAGCGTTTCGATCCCGCTGTTCAAGGACAGCAACGGCGAGCGCACGTGGACAGGCGACAACTTCGCGAACGCGCGGCGCGTCGCCGAGTTGTTCAAGATGCGCATCGTGCGCATGCCACTCGACGGCACGCAACGCTTCCTGGTCAACTACTCGGAGGTGACGCTATGAAGTGCAACCGGAAGAAACTGTACGACCGGCTCGTCGCTCTCGAGAAGGTCGCCGATCGCGGCAGCGGGATGAAGATCCTCGGCTGCGTGAAGCTCGAAGCCAAGCCCGGCGGGCGCCTGCTCGCACGCACGACGGACCTCGAACGCTCGCTTCTCACGTGGTTCGACGTCGAGGGCGAGATCTCGGCGTGCGTCGCAATCGAAAAGCTCGCCAAGGCCGTGAAGCCCGACGCGAAGGACGACAGCGACGTCGAGCTGGTGGCGAGCGCCGATCGCCTGATGGTCGTCGCCGACGGGTTGAAGATCAACCTCCCGCTGTACCCGATCGAGGACTTCCCGAGCGACGGGCCGAACACCGGCTGGCATCCGGCCGGCACCTGGGAGACCGCGGAGCTGGCGAAGGCGATCGCCTTCGTGCTCCCGGCGGCGTGCGTCGACACGACGCGTCCGCACCTCACACAAGCAGCCTTCGCGGACGCGCTGTCGACCACGGACGGGCACCGGCTGCACACCATCCCGCTATCTGATCCGGCGTCGATACCGTTCAAGCTGCCGACGCAGTCCTTGAAGTCGCTCTCGTGTCTGCTGAAGCACGGGGAGAACGCGATGGTGTTCGTCCACGAGGAGACGAAGAGGGTCATCATCCGCATCGGCGACTTCGAGTTCGAGAGCAAGGACAACGACATCGACTTCCCGCCCGTCGAGCAGGTCATCTGCGCGAAGCAGGAGCCGGTGTCGGTCAACGCCGCGCTTCTCGTGAAAGCGTTGAAGCGGCTCATCTCGCTGCAAGACTCGCGCAAGCATCCCGTCCGCTTCGAGGTGGAAGAGGACATCGACATCGCGTTCGACGACTACGACGGGAACGAGATCTCGGTACAGGTCGATTTGGCGAGCGAATCAGGCGCGGCACGCGCCCCCATCGGCGTCGACGCTGACTACTTGGTTGAAGCGTTGATCGGACTCGGCGGCAAGGACAAGGTCGAGTGGACCAACGTCGGACCGCTCGACCCGATCCGCGTGGACGCTGCCGATGGTCGCATCGCGATCATCATGCCGTGCAGGCTGTAGGAGGTCGTCATGTCGGTAACAGTGAAAGAGCTGCGCGAGTTCCTCGAAGCCTACGACGACGAGCAGGGTGTTGGCATCGACGAGGGCGGGCTGATGCTCGTCGTTCTCGGCGACGGCACCGAAGCCACAGCGATAGCCGTCGATGGCTTCCTGGTCAGCGGCTACATCGAGCTGGGCGGCATCTCGCCGGACTCCGAACACCCGGGGCAGAACCTCGACCTCTGGCACGCCGAGTGCGGGAACCTGCCTGCGTGTCGGTGCGGGCTCGCGCTCGCCGAGGCCGACTGCTGCTGCTCCGGCACGAAGGAAGAAGTCGACGGGTACGTCGAGGCGTTGAAGCGCAAAGGATGGCCCGGCGCACACGCTGTCGAAGGACCCTGCCCTGAGGCCCCGAAGGTCAGCTGAACAAGGAGGAGAGCATGTCCATCCCGAATACGACAACGAGACGGCGCGGAGCCGTTGGTGGGACGAAGGCCGCGCGCCTCGCGCGCGAGGAAGCACGCGCCCGCGATCTCGCCGTGCAAGCGGCGACCGATCTCTGGTCCGCGCTCTCGCCCTCGAACAAGGAGCGGGACGGCGACGCCATCCCGATGCCGAACCCGGGCATGGCGCGAAGCGCAGCCGCGACGCTCCGCGATCTCGAGGTGTGGCCGAGCGACGACGAGCACCGGCCGCGGGTGCTGCGGTTCAGCATCCCGAACGGCGAGCACCCGTTCGTCTTCGGTCTCTACGCCGAGGACGCCGTGAAGCACGGGGAGACCGCGCGCGATCTCGCGCGCCAGGAGGCCACCGAGATCGCGGCGAAGGCGTGGGGGTACACCGTTGATTTCTACGAACACGAAGCCGCCCCGTACTGGCGGAACGTCGCGTGCGAGCTGGCCGCGGCGTGCGTCGTGTCCTTCCGGCTGAACCTCCTGCGCAAGCAGGCAGAAGACGCCGTCGCCACCTTCCACAAGGAGACCTCGGACCCGACGCACTTCCTGGCGCGTTCGGCAGCGCTCTTCGGGGACGCCTACTGCAACTCAGAGATCATGTCGTTGCTCTTGCCGATCATCGGCGTCGCCGAGCGCGCGACGCGCAACGTCGAGACGAACGAGTTCGTCAGCGACATCACGCCCGAGGTGTTCGACCAAGTCATCGACGTGCTCAAACAGGTGAAGGAGAACATCACCGCCAACCTCATCGGAGGCGAATGGCTCAGGTCACCGTTTGGAGGCCCGACGACCAACCTGTGCCACAACTACGACGGCTACAGCATGGGGCAAGCGATCACGATCCTGAACCACTGCGAGGAGCAGATCCGCAAGATCCTCCCCGGGTTGTTCCGATGACCCGGCGCGAGCGCATGGAGCGTCGGCTCGAGCAGCGGCGCGAATGGGCCGTGTCCGCGGCGAAGAGATCGAGCGCGGCGTTCGAGAAGTCGACGTCGTTGACCGCGCAGATCCCGTTCGGACAGCCCGTACTCGTCGGGCACCACAGCCAGCGCGCGCACGAGCGCGCGATCGAGCAGAGCGATTCGGCCATGTCCCGCGCGTGCAATGAGAACAACCTCGCCAAGGAGCACGAGCGCAAGGCGGCGACCCTCGAACGACGGCTCGACAAGATCGTGTTCTCGGACGACTCGGACGCCGTGGAGAAGATCGAGGCGCGCATCGCCAGGAACGAGATGCAAGCCGCCGCGATGGCCGCGGTCAACAAGGTGTGGAAGAAGACACCCGGCACGCCCGAAGAGCGAGCCGCGAAGCTCGTCGCCGACGGCGTGTGCTCAGAGAGGATCGCGAAGCAGGCCGCGCAGACGATGACGCAGTTCGCTTACCTGAAGGCACCACTCGACACGACGAACATCCGGGCCCGCATCCGCACCGACAGGAAGCGCCTGGACGACATCCGCACGCAGCAAGCCCGGGCCGAGCGCGCGAAGCTCGCGGGCGGCGTGTGCATCGAGGGGCAGGAGGTCGTGCGCATCACCTTCGCGGAGAAGCCCGAGCGCGAGATCATCGAAGCCCTGCGCGCCGCCTATTTCCAATGGTGCGGCGGCGCGTGGTGCGGCATGAGGTCGAGGATCCCGGTCGCCGTCTGGGCGATCTACACGAAGGACCAGCTCGAGGAAGGAGCAACACCATGACACAGCAGCAGAAGTCGCGCCTCGTGCGCGCGGAAGTGCAGAACGTGCTCGGCATCCGGCTCGCCGAGGTGAAGTTCGACCCCGATGGCGGGCTCATCGTCGTCGGCGGCGAGAACGGCGCCGGGAAGAGCTCGCTCCTCGACGCCCTCCGGTGGGCACTCGACGGCTCGAAGCCCAAGGGTAAGGAGCTGCTCAGGCGCGGCGCGGACAAGGGAACCGTCGTCGTCGAGCTGGCGGGCGAGGTCGTCGAGATCCGGCGCAGCGTCACGGCGAAGGGCGCCTACGTCAAAGCCACCGGCGCGAACGGCACCGAGATCAAGGCGCCACAGAAGGTGCTCGACGCCCTCATCGGCACGTTCGGGATCGACCCGACCGAGTTCCTCGCGATGAGCGATGAGCAGCAGGCGAAGCGCGTGCAAGAGGTGATGGGCGTGGACTTCGCGGACCTCGACGCCGAGTACAAGAAGCTGTTCGAAGAGCGCACCGTCGCGAACCGCATCGTGCGTGACGCCGAAGGCGCGCTACGGAACGTACCCAAGCCGGAGGGAGAGCCCGTCGTGCCCGTCGTGCTCTCCGAGCTGGTGGAGCAACTGAACGAAGCGGAGACCGCGAAGCGTGACTACGAGGAGACCGTGTCGATGCTCGATCAGGTGAAGCGGCGCACCGAGCAGGTGAAGGCCGAGATCGACGAGAAGCAGAAGCAGCTCGCAAAGCTCAGCCAGAGTTGGGTCGACCTTGAGTCGGTCGTCCGATCGGCCGACCACGACTTCCCCGACCCCGAGCCCATCCGCGAGCAGCTGAAGAACGCCGAGGCGATCAACGCCGCCGCCGCCGCCTGGACGCGGCGCGCGGAAGCTGAGGGCGTCGTGAAGTCGTTGAAGATCGAGGCGGAGAAGGTCGAAGCCGGGCTCGAGGCGAACACCGCCGACAGGTTCTACAGGATCAACAACGCGACGAACCACGTGCCCGGCGTCACGATCATCGACGGCGTCGTGTGCTGCGAGCGCCAGCTCGACGCGCACAGCACCGACGACGACCGCGAGAAGGACGCACTGCCCATCTCGCAGCTCTCGGACGGCGAGCGGCTGAAGGTCGCGTTCGAAGTCGCCGCCGCCGGCGCGCCGGACCTCCGCGTGCTCTTCATGCGGCACGGCGCCCTGCTCGACCAGCGGAACCGGATGGCCGTCGCCGAGTTGGCGCAGGAGCGTGGATATACAGTGGTGATGGAAGTCGTCGGATCCTCCGAGGTCGACGTCTACGTCGAAGACGGCGTGGCCCGTTAATTCCATGGCAACGAGCAAAAAAAACTTGACGAAGAGAAAACGAAACCGGTACAAGGAGGACTCCAACCAGGAGGAGAACTCCATGCCGAAAACCGTGCCGGACAACGATTTCCACCGCAACGTGCTCGCGATTCTCGAGGCGCGGCACCAGGGCATCTGCGATCTCGCCCGGGCGATGGGCGTAGCCCGGGGGAACGTCTTCGGCATCCTGAAGCACGGGCGCCCGACCCTCAAGACGGTGCGCCGATTCGCGGAAGCCCTCGGTGTTGATCCGGCGACGTTCCTCGATGGGAACGCGGCAGAAGTAGCGGTTGCACGGTCGGAGCTGGCAGCGGCGCGCACAGAGCTCGCCGCCGCTCGGCTCGAAGCAGCCTTGGAACGCGAGCAGTAGCCCGCGGAAGGGGACAACGTGGAGCAGTTCGCACAAACCGAACGACGGGGTGGGCAGGTTGCGCCCGAAATCAGGATGGACGCGCGCACGCGCGAGATCCTGCGGCACCTCTCGCCCAGCTCGTACGACCAGTTCATCCGGTGCCCGGCGCAGTGGGACTTGGTGCGCATCCAAGGCATCAAGATCCCGCCCGCTATCGCGATGCTCGTCGGATCCGGCATGCACGGCGCCGCCGAGGTGAACTTCAAGCAGAAGATCACGAGCGGCGTCGACCTGCCCGTCGCCGACTTCAGGGACGCCGCGGCGACCCGCTATCGCCAGGAGGCGGAGAAGGCCGGCGTGTCGGTTCCGCGCGACGAGCTCCCCGAGTTGAAGCGGCTGCTCGTCGAGGGGAAGGACCGTGCAGTGCGTTTCGCCGAGTGCTTGGCGAAGGACGTGGCGCCCACCATCCAGCCGATCGCCGTCGAGCACAAGGTGCTCTTCCAGCCACCGGACCTGCCGATTCCGTGGTTCGGCGTGCTCGACATCGCGACGCGCAGCGCGTTGCTCGACTGGAAGACGTCGGCGAAGAAGTGGACCGAGGGCCGGGAGCACCGCGAAACTCAACCCACGGTTTACGATGCGCTGTACCGCTTCGAGTTCGGCACCGTGCCGGCGCTCGGCTTCGGCGTGTTCACGGACAGCACGAAGTTCGGCCCGATCTACGACCTGCGCGAGACGACGCGCACGCCTGGCGACTGGGAGTCGCTGCAGCTCGGCGCGCGCACCATGATCCGCATGGTGCAGGCGGGCTTGTTCCCGCCCGCCGTGCCCGGCTCGTGGTGGTGCTCGCCGAAGTTCTGCGGGTTGTGGTCTGTTTGCCAGTACATACCGGAGCGGCTCCGCCGACTCCCTAACGTGTGAAAGGGGACAACATGGGCAAGGAAAACGAGAAGGAGTTCGAGAACATCCAAGGCGTCGACGCGCAAGCGGCAGCACTCGCCAGGCGCGACGAGATCCGCGAGGCGCTCGTGCAGCGCGATCTCGCGCCACAGACGGTGGACGCGGCGCGCGTCGCCAGCGAGACCCAGGCGATGATCCTGATGGCGCGCTCGCGGCCCCGGGAGTTCCTCGAGATCAAGCGCGGCATGCAGCTCGCGTGCGCGCGCACGAGGCTCGCGGAGAAGGCGGTCTATAACTACCCGCGCGGCGGAACGCAGGTCACGGGCCCGAGCATCCGGCTGATGGAGATGCTCGTCGGCGTGTTCGGCAACGTCGACGCGGGCTGGCGCGTGCTCGAAGCGGACGATGAGCGCGCCCGGGTCGAGGCGTACGCCTGGGATCTCGAGAACAACGTCCGCAAGCGGATCGAGTTCTGGGTGCAGTTCTCGCGGGACACGAAGGCCGGCGTCGTACCCGTACGCGCCGAGCGCGACAAGTACGAGGTCGTCGCCTCCGCCGCGCAGCGCCGGGTGCGCGCGTGCATCGCGAACATCCTGCCCTTCGACCTCGTGGACGAGGCGATGGAGTGCTGCGCGGAGACCGTGAAGAAGGGCGACGGACAGCGGCCGCTCGTCGACCGCATCGCGGACATGGTGCTGGACTTCGAGAACATCGGTGTGAGCAAGGAGATGCTCGAGGAGCTGCTGAAGCACCCGGTGACCGCGATCATCGTCGACGAGATCCCGCGGCTGCGCGGCGTGTTCACGGCGATCGCCGAGGGGCACGCGCAGCGCGAGGAGTTCTTCAAGCTGACGCCAGTCGCACGCGGCGGCATCGGCTTCGCCTCGGAAGAGGACCAGAAGAAGGCTGTCAAGCCCGCGCCGACCGCGGCGCCCGAGAAACCCGCGGCGCCCGCCGAGAAAGCCGTGCGCGGCGCGCCGCCGGCAGCGGCGCCCGAGCCCGAAGACGACATCCCGTTCGGCAACGACACCGAGGCGTCACCGGACGACAGCGAGGCCGAGATGCAGCGCAAGGAAGCAGCCAAGTCGGCGAAAGAGAACGGTTCGAGCGAAGCGGCCACCGGCGGCGCACCCACGACGGACGCCGAGCACCCGGCGATCGAGAAGCGGCGCGCGGCGAGCGCGAAGGCTCAGGCCGCGGCCCGGAAGGCACTCGAGGGCGAGCAGCAGCAGCTCGGAGGCACGGACAGCAAGAAGGGTTCGCAGCAGTAGACGAGGTGAACGATGTGGCTCAAGCTCGACGTCGGCTACTGGCACAACCCGACCTGGCTCAACCTGCCGTGGGAAGCGCCGGTGATTTTCTCCTACTTGCTCTGCGAGGTGAACCTGTTCGGAGGGCGGAAGAAGCGCCTATCCGCCGCCCATTGGGCGCCCGGGGTCGTCGCCCATGTCCTACGCCTGCCCGACGTCGACGGGGTTCAGAAGGCCATGCTCGCGCTTCAGGACGCGGGCAAGGTCGTGGTCGATGAAGAAGGGGTCGGTGTGGCCGAACTGACCGAGTATCAGGTCGACCCGACGGCAGCGGAACGGAAGGCCCGATTTCAAGAACGGCACGGAACGCAGCGCAGCGTTCCGAACGCAGAAGAACGGCACGGAACGGCAGGAACGCGCAAGAGAGATCAGAAAGAAGAGAAAGAGAGAGAGGAGAAAGGCGGCCCGCTCGCGCTCGCGCTCGGCGGGCCCGTCCACAACCCTCTCGAGGATCTCGACGAACGACAGCTCGAAGCGTTCCGTGCCCTGCAGCACATCAAGTTCCGCACGACGACGCTCGGACCTGTGACCGCGGATAAGGTCGTGAAGGACGTCATCGGGCTCGCGCGCAACCTCGGCGGCGACGCGTTCCCCGCCGTCGCCTCGGTGAAGCAGCAATTGTCGATGGCGGCAGCGTACCTGGATGCGAACCCGAAGAAGGCGAAAACGCCCGACGGTCTCGCGCGGTTCCTCATGACGTGGTTCAAGAACGAGCAGAACACACCGCACGGCGGCGGGTACAGCCGGCAGCCGTGGCGCGGCGGGAGCAACGAAGTGGAACCGACACCGCGCAAGCGCGTCGACCTCACGGAAGTCGTCGCGAAGCTCAGCGAAGGGCTCGATCGCGAATGAACGAACCGAACACACCGGAAGGCCGCGTGCCACCGTACAGCAAGGAAGCCGAAGAGGCCGTGCTCGGCGCCATCCTTCTGAACAACGACTCGTTGGACATCGTGTGCGAGATGCTGCGCAGCGAGTCGTTCTACATCGAGGCGCACCGCCGCATTTTCTCAGCGATGCTACACTGTGCGGCCGAGGGGTTCGAGATCGACCACGTCACGCTCGGGAACCAGCTCATCAAGGCAGGCGACCTCGAGAAGATTGGCGGGCCGGTAGCACTCGACGATCTCACGGAGAGATGCGCGACCGTCGCCAACGTCGAGCACTACGCACGGATCGTCGAGGAGATGGCGACCGTGCGTCGCATGATCTACGCCGCGCAGCAGATCGTCGCCGAAGGCTACGGCGACCACGACCAGGCCGCGACCTACATCGCGAACGCGCAAGCGCTCGTCGCCTCCGTCGAGCTGCGGCACGCGACGAAGCCCGAGACCCTTCATAGCGATCTGCACCAGGTGTTCACCGAACTCGAGATCGGGAAGAAGCCGGAGGGTGTCGTACCCACCGGCATCGAGGGCCTGGACGGCGCGCTCGGTGGACTGTGGCCCGGCATCATGACGATCCTCGCGGCTCGGCCGTCGATGGGGAAGAGCTGCCTCGGCGAGAACATCGCGGTGAACGTCGCCATGTCCGGCAAGCGCGTGCTCCGCCTCGACCTCGAAGCCACGCGCCAGATCGCGGCGCGACGATTGATCGCTCGCTTCGCCGAAGTCGACTTGTTGAGCCTCACGCTTAACCGCGTAACGAAGGCGGAGCTCTCACGTGTACTCGAGGCGTGCAACAAGCTGGCGCAGCTCCCGCTCTGGGTGAAAGACATGGCGCAGCGCACGCCCGACGACATCCGCTCCGCCGTGATGGCGCACAAGAATCGGCACGGGCTCGACCTGATTGTCGTCGACCACCTGCGGAAGATCCAGGGGAAGGGGAAGTCACCGACCGAGATCACGAGCGACGCGAGCGACGCCATGGCCCGGCTCGCACAGGAGCTGAACGTGCCGATGCTCATGCTCGCGCAGCTCAGTCGAGCGAGCGAGGGACGGCCCGACAAGCGGCCCGTGCTCTCGGACCTCCGGCAGTCGGGCACCATCGAGGAGGACGCGCGCACCGTGATCTTCCTGTACCGCCCGGGCTACTACAGCCAGGAAGCCGACAGCGATCGACGCTGCGAAGCGATCATCGCGAAGGCGTCGAACGGGAAGACGGGCACCGTCCCGCTGTGGTTCCGAGGCGAGTACCAGCAGTTCCGTTCATGGGACGCGAGCGAGGATGGCGCGTTCTGGGACGAAGACAAGAAGCCGAAGCCGAAGACGAAGGGCAGCACCGGGTTCTTCGAAAACAAACAAGCAGCAGCAGGCGACAAGGAGTGGTGATGGCAAGCGAACGGTTCCAACTACTCGAAGAGATCAAGTTCCCGATCGAGGTGAAGAAGATCGTCGCAGGTGTCGTGCCGGGTCTTTTCCCGGCGAACGGCAACAGCGGCGCGGTCGTGCGCGTACGCCTCGCAGGCGACACAGCGTGCAAGACGCACCTCGGCTTCATGCTCGGCGAGATGGTGCACCCGGGCATGATCCTGACAGCTTTCGACACCGAGGAGCAGGCGGTGTGCGTGCATCTCAGGTCGAACCCGGCCATGTTCGTGCCCGCTTTGAAGCGCGTCGTGTGGGGCGCCGAGTCGTGGTGGGGACTCGTGAAGGACGCGGAAGATCTCGAGCGCGAGATCACGGACCAGGACATCGAGAACACGCCGTACGTCGCGATGCTGCGGCAGCTCATGAAGGGAGAGTAGAAGGATGGCGAAGATCAAGTGGCAACTCGAGAAGGTGGTCATCGTCGAAGGGCTCGAGGGCGAGCGGCGCCTGCGCGCCTACGCCCGCACCTCGCGCGCGGAGATCATCGTGCGCGTCGAGAACGACGGAGACACCTCGAAATACGCCGAGTGGGGCATGCCGAAGCAGCTCGGCCTATCCGGCGCGGTAGGGCTCGCGGTGTCGCAGACGCAGCCCGCGGACATCAAGGAGTAGTCGATGGGCAACAAGCACGAGATCGCGATCTGGAACCCTACGCGTATCGACTGGGACATCGTCTACCGCGGCGAGTCGTTCACGAAAGCGCTCGGCATGTTCCTAGATTGGGAGAAGAAGGGTAGCTGCATCCGATGGACGTGGCACCCATAACGAAAGAGAAAGGCAGGGAAGCGATGGCAGATCTCGGCAACACGCCGCCCACGGGCGGGCGCAAGACCTCCGAAGCCACGATCGTCGTGTGTAAGTGCAAAGGCACACGGTTCGACGTGAAGAAGACGACGACCTCGTCGGTGCTCCTCAAGTGCGGCGCGTGCGGCGCCGAGGTGCCCGTGAAGGGTCCGGTCGCGCACGTGCGCGCGGGCGACGAGGACATCACGTTCGGCGTCGAGCAGCACACGTTCTCTCCCGCGACCGAGAAGGAGACCAAGGAGAAGAAGCCGAAGAAGGCGAAGGACAACGGCGAGCGCAAGCAGCTGCGGTTCGGCGTGCCGCCCGAGGTTCTCGAGAAGGTGAACAACGTGTTGGAGCTCGTGCGCCTCGACAAGGGACGCGATGACGAGGCGCTACAGGCGCAGGACTGGCAGTGGCGGGCGTTGGAGATCATCGTCGACAGCTACCGCGCCGACGTGTCGACGGTCGTCGTAGAGCACCTCGACCGCCAGGAGAAGGAGATCAAGAAGGCGCTCGAAGCGGCCGAAGCCAAGAGCGCGAAGCCACTCGGCGGCGCGAAGGCGGGCAAGATCCGTCGGAAGGTTCAGAGCCAGATCGCGTCGATGCTCGACACCTCGCGCAACGTGCACAAGCCCGAGCCCGACCCCGTGGTCGAGCAAGCCAAGGAAGTGCGAGCCGAGGAGAAAGCAGCGAAGAAGAAGAAGAAGGAAGCCGAGGCCGG